CGTCACACTCTCAATTGAGGCATGCTTGACGATGAATCGCGCTAAGACACGATCAAATTCTTTCGTCGATTCTTTCAGAGCACTATAAGCGTCGTGGTGGCGCACATCCCCTTGTCTCTTGGCCTCTTGCTGATAGATGTCATGCAATTGTGCCGACAAGGCTTCAACGACATCAGCCAACACACACATGCTTAGCTTCCTTTCTCGGCGACCGTCCGCCGCGTCACCGACGCCTTCCCCACCGTCCGACCGCCGGGGAGCGGCGGGTGGCACAGCGTCTGGAGCAGGGGGAGCCTCTCAGCCATCGCGGGGCTCCGCCGTGGCGGGCGGCCCGTGCAGGGCGGCGCGCACGAAACAGTCTTTGGCTTCGAGCAGCTTGCGCAGCCCGACGGTGACTTCCGGGCTCTCCGGCAACGTCTCCGCCATGTGCCAGGCGAGGTCGCACACGGGCTTCGAGAGCGCGGCGAGGCGGCCCGGCAAATGGCTGTAGCCGAAATACTCCAGGAGCATCAGCGTGGCGGCGTGCATCAGCTGTTCCCTCCGCTGCGAAACCCCGCCCGGTCCACCCCGCCGCCGCCCCGGCGCCCGGTGGGCAGGCCGGCGGGGAGCTGGAGGAAGCGCGGGCGCGTGTTGATGACTTTGAGGAGCGCCTTGCTGCGCACCGCTTGCGCGGCAAGCGCTGCCGTGATGGTGCAGTCGCGAAACATGGACGCGAGCTCAATGGACAACGACGTCTGCAGCGCCAGCTCGTAGCCAGGAGGCAGCGCCACCGTCGTGTCGAGCGAGGCGAAAGCGGTTAAGGGGTGCCATACAGAGAGCAACAGGCTGTCCCCACTGGGCAGCACGGGATAGGTGCGCAAGGTGGCCAAGGGAAACGCAGAGTCGAGATAGACCCACCGAGCAATGCTACTCACCAGCCCTTTGAGGGCGATCTCTTCGTACTGACTATCCGTCAGGACCTCCAGCGGCACGTCGAGCGCCGGGCTGGTGCCGGCGAGGCGCTGGGCGGCGTGCTCCAGGCGCACCGGGCGGGTGGTGTTGATCGCGCCGCCGGGGCCCCAGGTATAGGAGGCGGCGCCGGTCAGGGCGAGGGTCACCGTGTCGATGGCATAGACCATCAGACTTTCGAGGCGCCAGGTCTCAAGCAACAGGTTCAAGCGCCGGAAGGCATCTTGGGACTCCGGCGCGGTCGGTGCCTCTCCAGAGTCAATGGCCCCTAAATCAAGGAACGCCGCCGTAATCAGGTCGCGTACGGTGCCTATGGTGTGTCCTCCTCATACGTGGCGACCTTCGGCGCCTGCGCCTGCCGCCGGTCCGCCTCGAGCGCGCGGCAGTGCGGACAGCCACACGGGCGCACCTCGACCCGTTTGACGGGCTCGGGGCACCGACACTGGGTGATCAGCGCGCCGCAACTGCAGTGCAGGATGAAATGGGTGCTCACGTGACTCCTCGAGGGACAGCGGGCGGCCGCGGCGGCACGCCCGCTGGTCCCAGTGCAGGTTACGCCACTGCAGGGATGGGTAATTCCAAGCCAAACATGGCGATCTGGCCGATCACCGTGCTCACCACGTTGTGCACCACGAAAATGGCCACGCCGGGCGGCACGAGGATCTCGGTCTGCACATCGACCACAAACGGATCAATCGCCGTGGCCGCCAGCGCGGTCAGGAAGGACACGCCCAGCGAACACAAGAAGGTCGGCGCCGTGACCACCGCACAGGCGGCCGGCGCAAAGCGCATGACGCTGGCGTTGCCAGCGCCCAGGTTGAGATTCACGCCCGCCACTTGCGTCAGGGACACAATCGGGGCGCCCGTGCCAATTTGCGAGCCGGCCGACGGAATGTAGGCCAGCTCCAGGCAGCCCGGCACATGCGCGCCCGACACGTAGCCGGCGGTGACGCGCTTGAGCAGGAAGTTTTTGCCGGAGCCGCTGGGATTCCAGAGCATCGGCATGTTCTGCGTGGTGGTCGGGGCGACCCAGGTGACGCCGGCGGCGGCGGTCGAGTACACGAAGGCGTTGCCGCGCAGGACGTTTTCGTACCAATCGGGGTTGACCTTGGAGGTGGCCAGCTCGCCGCTATTGGCGAGCCGGACCTGTCCCTGGTGCGCCCCATCGCTGAGGGAAATCGGGCCGGTATAGCCGGCCAGTTCGACGGTATCTGCAGACATCGTGGTCCTTTCAGAGGGAGCGCTCGCGTGGCTCGCCGTCTGGTGCCTCCACCAGATCCCGACCACCGGGCGGGCGTCCTGGTCACAACCCCGGCCTACGCCGGGGTCACGTCACGTTGCAGGGCGTTGGGCGCGTAGCTCGTCGCCGCCGCGGTCATGGTCGTCTCGGCCAGATCGGCCGCCGAGGGCGCCGTAATGAGGCCGTAATCCGCCGGGGAGTCGAACCAGGCGCCGCTCAAGGCGTCTTGCTGCGCCTGCGTGGTCACCGTGGTGGTCGTCCCGTCGGAGCGGTAAAACATCTTCGGAAACGCCATAGGTCTCCTAGCCCATGATCCGGGTGCCGAGGGACGCGCGGAGCGTTTTGACCCCAAACAGCACGTCCAACCGGGTGCGGATGTTGGTATCGTTGATGTCATACTGCTGGGCGAGCAACAGGCTCAGCCCCAGCTTTTTGGAGCTGACGCGACTGGCTTTCACGCCGTACGGGCTCGGATCTTCGAGATCCACCGAGGCCAACGTGATGGCGTCCTTGTGCAGCAGCAGGTTCTGCGGCGTGCTGGTGCCCGCGGCGCCCAGGATGGTGAGGGCCGCGCCATCCGCCGGCAGCGCGCTAATGGTCTGCGTCGCGCCGGTGGAGATGAGGGGCGGATCAAGGCTGATCGTGCCGCCGCCGCCGATGAGGGAGCTAAAATTCGCCGTCACGACAAACTGGCGGAGCTGCCCGGTGGACAGGCGGGTGCGGGGATTGACCGCGTAGACGTTGGCGATGGTGAACACATCGCCGCGCACCAGGCGGGGGGCGACGGCCGCCGTCCAGCCTTTGGAGAGGAAGGACGCGGCGCCTTCGACGGGCACGCCATCGACCAGCGGCGTGCCGCCTTGCGGCCCCACCACGTGCGTCGCGACGTTCTGGTCCATGGAAAACTTGGCGCCAATCGCCAGGCCCATGGTGCCCTCGCGGTATTGCCGCTCCACTTCCGTCGAGGCGTGGAACAGCCCGGAGAGGGCCGAGGTGAGCATCACGTTGGCGGTCGGCTCGATAATGATCGAGCGGTCGCCGTCGCGCGGCATCGCCTCATAATCGCCCTTGGCCATCGCTTGCCCGTAGAGGAACAGGGCCAGCGCCGCCGTGGAGGGGACGCCGCCGGTACTGGCGGGCGTGGTGCCCGGGGTGCCGACGCTGTTGGCAAAGTTCCAATATTCGGCGAGCACCGTCTGGTCAATGTCATTGGCCAGTTCGGCCGCCGCCGGCTTGATATAGCGGTCGCTGAACTCATCGATGGACAGCGTGTAGTCCTGCTGGGAGAAGGTCATGCCGACGTGGTGCTGTTTGTCCACCACGAGCGAGGCATACTCTTCGACGGTGTCCTGCTCCACCAGGCCCACCGCCTTCGTCACGACGTAGCGGTTCGGGAGCCGGACGCGCAGCGTCGTGCCGATTTTGGCGCCCGAGACGGCAAACTGGTCCTGGTAGTCGCGCGTCACGAACTTCGCGGCGACCAGGTTATTTTCGAGGACCATCATGGTGCGGCGGGTAATGCCGCCCAGGGTCAGTAACGTATTGGGCACCGGGCCCTACTTTCTCTCTGCTGCCATACGTCCGTACATACCAGGCCGTATAGTCCTCGTAGGACATCTGGTCCGGGCTCACCGTGGAGCCGCCGGAGCCAGCGCCGCCCACGGGAGCCAGCGGCCGGGGCGTGGGCGTTGGCGGGGGTGTCGGGTCAGGCGAGGTGCTGCGCACGGCTGATGGAGCGCTCCCGCTGGTCGCGGTCTGTGCCTCTAGCTGCGCTTCCAGGCGGCCCAGGGCGCGCAGGGCCGGCACCGGGGCGAGCGCACTGAG